CAAATAGAGCAATCGGGTTAATTCTGGCATTTGATGTTTTGGTGTCTGACAACACCTTATATTGATGAGTTCGGATTATGTGAGACCAACGTTGTCTACTTGATTTGGCAGCAATTGGGACATCATCGGCACTAACAACACCGCTGAGCTCGGCCTGAGCAGCAGCGGCACTATTTATGCCCGTTGACGAAAGATTCAGACGTGCTATTTTTTCTGCCAGTACCTGTTCTCGATGGTTGGTTGTGTTGACTACAGTGAAAGCTTTCGCTACAGAGATTGGGATGGGAGGGGAAATGAAACTCACACAATCCCAGATCCCGATACCGAAACCACCCCGACTAGTGGGTATGCTCAGAGAACCCAGCGGCAAGCGATGGTACCGTTCCCACTGAGAGGACAAATCAAACCAGATGTTAGATATCTCTGGATCACAGCCACGCCTGGTGAGTATACCTACCTTTGACCATATGCCTCGCATGGACTCGGCTGGTGACCAAGGGGTATTTGCCCAAGGTTTGCGCTGAGTTAGGTTTGGTAGTGTTCGGGCCATATAGCCATTACAACAAACGGCGCTGTACCAGACTCGGAGATATTCAGTGTTACCGATCTGGACGCTGAACTTGCCTGACCCAAACTGGATGCCGAGCATCTGATAGCATCGGATTGCCATTAGACCTATCCGCTTGGAGGTGACGACTATGTTTGTGTCATCACCCTGCACATTAAAGGAGAAATCGCTATCACGAACCCCCAATGCTATGAGGCAGGCCCGAACTACGGTGGTCACAGTACTGTTAAAACCGTTCCCAATGACCGAAGTTAGGGCGTGGCCACTTAACAAGCCGCCGGTTACAATCAGTTTGAGAAGGGAGTTGTCCTCAAGCCGTGTGTCTAGAATGCTATTATCAAAACTTTCAATTGCATTCTTGCTGACAGTATGCAATTCAGGGAAGTTTAGCATTTGAGGCCTGGCTGCTGCAACTATCACCGACACTATGGATTGTATCTGCTTGGTTGTCGGCTGGTGGTCGAAAGAAGCAAAATCAAATGGGACGCC